AGGGTCGGGGCATGGGGCTCAGCCTAACTCAGCAGCCGGTTACCGACAGGTAGGCACTGGCGGATGCCAGCCCGGCTGGCATCGTGATCACCGTCCCGGCCACGACGCAGATCGCGGCCATGTTCGACCCGTTCGACATGACCACCGCCTTCCTGATCACCTGGAAGACGGGCTGGACCCCGGTCACGCTCAGGTCGAGCGTGTCACCCGTGTTGATGTTCCGCAGCGCGAAGGCGGCGAACAGGTCGGCACCGCTCTGGTTGTAGAGCACGTCCACGTTCAGGCTGGTCAGGACGGCCATGGGATCTCCTTAGTGCTGGTACGAGACGGTGAGCTGTGGCATCGAGCCGGTCGAGCCGCCGCCTCCGTAGAAGTAGCCGTACCGGTCGGCGGACAGGTTCCCGGCCTTCAGCACCGTCCACCGCCCGGCGGTCTTCCACGCCGCCCAGTCCGCCGAGCCGATCGTGTGTGACAGTAGCTGGCCTTCGTTGATGTGCCAGTTGGTCAGCTCGCCGCTGATGTTGCCCGTGCCGCCCGGCGAGCCGGGGTTGCCGTAGCGCAGGCTGACCGTCATCCCGGAGTTGTACCAGGAGTGCAGGTTCAGCAGCCGCAGCTTGACGCTGGTCACCGTGTAGTTCAGCACCGTGGACAGGCTGTTGCCCCGGCTGCCGTTCGCCCAGACGATCCAGGAGTGATCATCGTAGTTGTTCCCCGAGTAGCAGCCCTGGTACATGCTGCCATTGCTGGTTTTCAGCCCGTACTGGTCGTAGGAGTAGGTGTGGCTCGGGTAGAAGGTCTCGGTGTAGTTCTGGACCGTGGTGCCGCCGCCGGTCCCGGTGCCCAGGGCCACGCCGTTGTTGCTGAACTGCGAGCTGAGGTAGTTGCCCAGATCCTCGATACGGATCTCCAGCGAGCCCTGGTACTGGAAGGTCCCGGCCTGCACGTTAGCCGTCACCAGCAGCCGGTACAGCGTATCGACCGCGAGGTTGCCGGGGATGTAGTCCAGCGGCGGGGTCTCGAAGTTCAGGTTGGCGTTGGAGAGTGCCAGGACCGACTGCCGCAGCACGGTGGACGACGTGCCCGGCGTGCTGCCATCGGTGGTAGCCCGGAGCTGCATCACGTACTGGGTGGCCGCATTGGTCGGGATGAAGTTGGTCGGCACGACGGAGAACCGGTAGCCGCGCCCGGCGGTGAGCGTCTGGTCCAGCTCCAGGATGGAGGTGTTCGTGGTCCCGACCGGCGTTGACGGCCATGGCCCGCCGGGGGTCCAGCCACGGGCGACCACGCCCAGGGCGAAGTTCGGCAGGATGTCATTGGCCACCGACTGGCCCTGGAGCAGCAGGTCACTGACGCCCGAGACGATCTGCCCGGTGATGTTGCCCTGCCCGTCGATGTTGGCGAGCTTGTTGCCCAGGTACGGGTCGGTGATCCCGAACACGTCGGTGAGCTGCGGCAGGCCGACGAAATTGATGCCCTGCGGGATCGGGTTGCTCAGCGCGTCCGTGGTGGCAATCGGGCTGTTGGAGTAGGCCAGCCCGCCGGGCACGGATTGCCCGTCCACCAGAAACCACTGGCCAGCCGTATCGGCCTGGCGCTCCATCACGTAGAAGGTCGCGCTCTGCGCGGTCGGCGGCACAAACGAGTTGTAGATGACCCACGACGCGAACTGGTTAAACGCAATGACACCAGGCGTGATGAACGAGTTGCCCAGGTTGGTGCCCGTGCCGTTCGGCCCGGACCAGTAGGTGAAGCCGATCTCGACCGCGTTCAGCGCGATGTTCAGCGTGCCGATCACGATGCGGCTAGCGATGTAGGTGCCGGGCTGCACCGGGAACGGAGGGTAGGCGATACCCCACGACGTGGCCGTGCCCACCTTGGTGACCCTGGCGCTGAACGTGCCGTTGTCGGCCCACAGCGTGGACGCGGACAGGCTGGCGGCGGTCGATGTGGGAGCAGTGCTCAGCGGCGACAGCGAGGCGTCCTTGTAGCCGAGCAGCACGCCAGCCCACGCAGCCGAGGTGATGGTGGCCGAAGCGGTGACCGAACCGGAACCGGGGATGTTGGTGGAGTACCAGACCTGCGTCCACTGCTGCCCGGAGACGTTGTTCGAGATGGCCTGCTGCCAGCCGTCCGGCACGGTACCGGCCCCGCCAGCCGTGGCCCACGAGGCGATGAACAGCAGCGAGTCCCCGTAGAAGCCCGGCGTACCGGTTACGCTCGGCGCGGTGCTGGTGCCGGTGGCCTGCGCGCTGAAGTCGAGCGGGGTCACGGTCGGCACGAACGCGGTGCCCAGCGCGATGATGTTCTTCTGCTGCGTATTCGATGCGGCGTAAGCCACCGTGATCGTGTCGCTGGTGCTCAGCGCGTTGGCGTTGACCGCCTGGAAGACCTGCTGGTACGGCGCGACCGTGGTGTTGCTCTGCACCAGCGTGTACGTGTTGCCCTGGGAGTCGGTGACGCCGGTCGCGGCGGTCGTGCCAGCCGCCGAGGCCACCACGGTGATCGCCCAGCCCTGCTGGGTGGCCTGGCCGACCCCGGTCAGGTAGGACCCGAACGCGGAGGCCGAGTTGGAGCTGAACAGCACCGCTGGCGCGGACGGCGGCTCAAAGTCGGTGATGGCCGGGGCAGTCTGCGAGGCGTAGATGGCCTGGGTGCCGGTGGGGGTCAGCTCCATCAGCAGGTGACCGGTCTGGTCGTACCAGAAGATCGTGCCGTCCGGGCCGATCTTGAAGACCACAGTCCCGGCCGCGTTGGTGATCGAGATCGAGCCGTCCGGGTTGATCGAGGTGCGCGGGTTGGTGGCGCTGTTCTGGATCGTCGTGCCGGTGACCACCGTGCCGTCCACGATGTTCGCCACCACGATGCCGGTCTGGAGCAGGCTGGCGGTGATCGTGCCCGCCTGGATCTGGGTCGCGGTGATCGTCCCGGCCAGGATCTGCGCGGCGGTGACCGCGCCCGCCGCGATCAGCGGCGTGGTGATCGCCCCGGCTGCCAGCGCCTGGGTGCCGTACTGGTAGGCGGTCCAGGTGGTCCCGTTCCACTGGGTGAGCTGGCCCCCGGCGGCGGTGTTGAACCACAGGTCGTTGACCTGCGGGCTGACCGGGGCCGAGCCGCCGACGCTGACCGTGGTGCCCCCGGCGGTGAAGCTCAGCAAGCCGGGCGTGATCGAGCCGGGGGTGAGCGTCTGGGCCGTGGACAGCGGCTGCCCGGAGGACTGCGCGGACGGCGGCGAGCTGGTGCGCGAGCGGTTGACGCCGACCAGCACCGCGTAATAGACCACGCTCGGGTCCAGCCCGGCCACGGTAACCACGCCACCGGCCTGCATGGTCCGCTTCAGCGTGGTGCTGTCCGGGACAAAGGCGGACACCGTGCTGACGTGCACCTCGGTCCACAGGAAGTCGGCCAGCGGCGCGGTACCGCCCAGCAGCCCGTCCCAGCCGACGATCAGCCCGCCGATCTGCGCGGCCACGATAGGCACGCTCGGCGTCAGCGGCGGATTCGCGCCGACCTCGACTATGGTCACGGTGCCGTCCGGCTGGCTGCCGATGACCTGCCGGGTGTTGCCCTGGTCATCGTTGACCAGCAGCGCGCCGCCGTCGATCGAGCTGTTGGCCAGGTTGTAGCTGGACCGCTGGCTGCGTTCGAGCTGCTGGATGCGGGCCTGCATCTGCTTGATCTGCTCACCGAGCTGGCTGACCGCCGGGCTGTACCCGTTCACTGTCATAGCGTCCCTGCCTGCCCTGTCTCGGCCTGGTAGGTGAAGCTGTCCGACCGGGCCAGCGCCAGCGTCATCAGGTCGGTGGTGGGGTCCTGGGTCATCGAGATGATCCGGCTCCAGATCACCGTGTTCCGCCAGCCGCTGGCGAGCATCACCGGGATGTCGTCACCGGGACTGAAGCTCCCGAACGGCGCGTTGGGGTGGTTCTTGACCACGATCTGGCTCACCGTGTCGATGTTCTCCATCGCCTTGAGTACCTTGGTGGCCTTGACCGCCAGCCGGGCCGTGGTGTAGATCGTCTGGTCGGAGTAGACGGCACTGCGCCGCAGCCGCCCGGTGTTCGTGTTGACCGCCTGGGTACGGATCTGCGCCGAGCCCTGGCCCGCGCCGAGCCCGATGATGTCGTTGGCGTACTTGGACCCGTCACGGCTCACTGACGCCGCCTGGATGATGTTCTCGCCTTCAGCGAACCGCAGGCCGGTCAGCCGCCCGCCGAGCCGGGGGACGCCGAAGTTGAGCTGGTGCCGGATCGTGCCCTTGGTCCTGTCCGCCCAGTAGTGCCGCTCGCGCCAGTCCATGAGGGCTTCCTGGGCGATGGAGCTGATCTCGGACCCGCAGTCGGTGCTGTTGTACCAGAGCATCTGCCATGGGGTCACGGTACGGACCTGGACCACCTGGATGCCCTTGCCGTATGCCTTGCGGGTATTCGTGGTCAGCGTGATCTGGCCGAAGGTACCGGTCACCACCTGGTTGATGGTGTACATATCGCCGCCGATCAGGATGCTCTCCCCGTTGGCGTAGGCCATGCTGTCCGTCAGCCAGACGTTGTTCGCCCCGGACGCGGCGGGACGGGACAGCGTGGTGTAGACCGGCGAGGTCTGGGCTACCGGGTCGCCCGCGTTGTGCGGCTCGCCCAGGCCCGTGGTCAGCTTGACCTGGCCGGTGGGCACGCCTCCGGTGCTCAGCACGATCGAGCTGATGGTGTACGGGTAGCCCGCGACGGAGATGGTCTCCTTGGCAGTGAACAGCGGGGCGCTGGCGATCCAGATGCTGGTGTCCCCGGCGTTCGCCTTCTTGGTGGTGACGGTCTGCGCGCCGGGCGGTATCTGAGCGCCGATCAGGTAACCGGCCTTGGCCGAGCCCAGCTCCAGGCCGATGTTCCCGCCGGGCTGGGATTGTATCCAGTCCCAGATCAGCCGCACCGCGTCCAGGGCGTCGATGTTGGTCCGGGTGACGTTCGGCCCCTCGTAGATGATGCCGTTGGCGTACCCGGCGAAGCCGGTGGCGGTCATCTGCCACTGCGGCCCGGATATCTGCGAGCTGGTGACGATGCCGCCGAACTTCACCTCGTCGGCTTCCTCCAGGTAGACCGCATCGCGCCACTCCAGCAGCAGCGCGTTCCCGCTGGCGTCCATCATGTCGGGCCTGGGCGGGGCCAGGGCGCAGGTGAAGGTATCGGCCGCGTTCAGCGCCCAGGTGATGGAAGGGTTGAGCACGCCCTGCACGTCGCGGTGCCACCAGGCCCCGGTCAGCAAGTTCTGGACGTGCATCCGGGGCATCTGGCTGCGGATGAAGGCCGGGCTGGCGGGCCGGATCGCGGTGCCGGGCACCTGCGCGGGAGCTGAGCCGATCCGCACCGACAGGGTGTCCACCGCGCCCGCCGTCTCGGGCAGGGCTGGCGAGACGCTGATGCTGACGGCCAGGTCTTCGGTGGCAGCCCCGGTATCGGCCTCGGGCACGGCGGTGCTGACGGCAACCTTATCGGTCGCGCCTGCCCTGTCCGGGAGCTGCGGTGTGGTCATCAGTAGACCGTCAGGACCCCGACGAACTTCTTCGGTGCCTCGGGCGTGCCGAGCACCTCGCCCCAGACGTCGTACTTGCCAGCCGTCAGCGTGGGTCCGCTGGTGCCCGGCCCGACGATGCACTGCTCCACGTAGCCCTTGCCGGTGCCGCCCGCGAGCCAGGCCCCGGTGTACCAGGTGCCTGCTGCTGCCGGGTGAGCCGGATCACCCGAACTGACCGGCAGCGCGTACTGGCAGGTCAGCGGAGTAAGGGTCGGGTCGATCGTGGTGCCGTCCAGGTCCGATGTCCACCGGATGTTGACGAACTCCGGGCTGGTTGATGAGATCGGGCTGAATGTCTGCAAGGTAGCCTCCCACCTGCCCGGCTCGGGCTGGGCTGTCCATCGCGTGCGGCCCATCTGCGCCCTCCACCTGGCTTGCTCAGGTTCTGTGTCCCATCGTGCCTCGTCAGGCTCCGCGAGCCAACGTGCGCCGCCCTGCTCAGCTTCCCAGCGCTGCTTCTCCAGGACGGCCAGCCACCTGGCTGGCTCCCCGTACGCGGCCCAGGCGACCGTGCCGGTACGCGCCTCGGAGCTGATGACCGCGAACCGGTCAGTGGCGCTGGCAGTGTCTGAGAAGGCCACAGCCGCCGCGAGGGTCAGTGCCTCGCCCGCCGCCGCGCGGTCGGCCAGCGGCACGCTCACGACCACCGAGATGGCATCACGGGCTGCCGCGATATCGGCCTGCGGCACGGACTGGCTGATGACCACGGACAGGGCCTCGACCGCGCCCGCGCCCTCGGCTAGGCTGAGCCCGGCGGTCACGCCCAGCGAGTCAGCCGCCCCGGCAATTTCCGCCAGCGGGGACGTAGCGCTGACCACCAGCGCGTCAGCCGACGCCGCCGCGTCCGCTGGCTGCGCCGTGACCGCCGCCGTGAGCTGGTCGGCTCCCCCCGCGACGTCGGCCAGGCTCACGGCCTGGCCGCCGACCACCACGGAGATCGAGTCGGCTGCGCCAGCCGCGTCCGTTACGCTCGCAGCAGCGGTCACGGCAAGCTGATCTGCTGCCCCGGCTGCGTCCGCGACGGGCACGGACGCTGTGACCGCTACCTGGTCCCTGGCTCCCGCCACGTCGGGCAGGGCAGCCAGCGCCCCGACTTGCACCGAGATCGCATCGACCGCCCCGGCGGCCTCCGGTAGGCTGGCTGCGGCGGTCACGCCCAGCGCTTCGGCTGACGCTCCAGCCTCAGTCAGGGGGACGCTGGCCGTGACCGCTATCTGGTCAGACCCGGCCGCAACGTCACCGAGCTGCGCGAGCGCGCCCACGACCACGCTGATCGAATCAGCAGCGGCTGCCACATCGGCTGCCGGGACAGCCGCGCTGACGGATACCGCCTCAGTCGCGCCAGCCGTGTCTGCGGAGGTCGAACTCGCAGCCACGGACAGCGAGTCGGCTGAGGCGGCGGCTTCAGCGTAGCCAATCCCGATTGCCTGGGACTCGACCGCGCCAGCGGCATCTGCCAGCGATACGGTGACGGTGACGGCCAGGGCATCGGCCGCTCCAGCAGTATCCGCCTGGCGGGTGCCGATAACCTGTGATTCGGTAGCCGCAGCCTGATCGGGCAGGGCGATGGCTGCGGTGAGGTTCACCGTGTCCGATGCCCCGGCCGTCTCGGACAGCGGCGCTGAGACGGCCACAGACAGCGCGTCCACGGCTCCTGCGGCATCACCCGCAGGAGCGGCCACGGTGGCGCTCAGCGTCTCCGTGGCCCCGGCAGCGTCGGCCTGGGCGATGGCGGCACTGGCCACCACAGAGATGGCGTCGGCAGCAGCGGCGACGTCGCCCACCGGAACAGCAGCACTCACCGCCTGCTGATCGGCAGCACCAGCCGTGTCTGCCAGCCCGGCCGTGACGCTGGCCGTGAGCTGCTCAACGGCGGCACCGCGCTCGGCCAGCGGGACGGCGGCAACTACTGCTTGCTGCTCGGCAGCCCCGGCTGCATCCGGGAGCGGGACGGCAGCGCTCACCGCTACCTGATCGGCCGCAGCAGCGACGTCGCCTATCGCCGCCGCTGCGGCAACCCCGAGCGTATCGGCTGCGGCTGCGGTATCGGCCTGGCTGACCGGGACCGGTGCGGCCCCCGCGTCAACCGGCAGCGGGACCTGCACCTGGCGGACCTTGCGGGTGCCGCGCCGCTGCCTGCGTTGCGGCGGCTGCGCGAGCGGCCCGGCAGCGGCTCCCGCCGAGGCCAGGATCTCAACGGCGATGATGCCCCACCAGTCACTGACGACAGTGAAGCCCATGGCCTGCGCGCCACCGGGACTGGCAATGGTCGAGCCATAGCAGTTGTCCGCGCCCGCGCTGCTGTCGCCCTGGGCGTTGTAGCGCAGCGTCGTGCTGCCGGTGGGGGTGACCGTGCCGCCCGTGCCCGAGAACCCGCAGGCCACGACCATCCCGCCCGCCGTGGTGCCGGGCACGCTAACCGTGATCGCGGTGCTGGAACCGGCCGCGCTAACCGCCGTGCCGAAGGACGCAGCCCCGGTGAAGGACATCGACCCGCCATCGAGCAGGCCACCGCCCGTCCAGGCCACCGAGACCGTGTTGCTCCCGGTCGGCAGTCCGCCGATCTTGCCCCACAGCGTGCCGCCGCCCGAGCCGCCTGCGCCGTTGGAGGTCTGCCAGGCCAGCAGCGGGGCCAGCGCGATGCCGCCGTAGGTGATGTTGCCGCTGATCGGGCTGGCAGTGGACGAGCCGAACCCGGAGACCCCGACGATCAGCGCATTGCCAGCCGCGCTGTTGACATGCGCCCAGGTCGCGGCGGTGGTTCCCGAGGTTTTACCGGCGGCAGACGGACCTACGGCGTCGAATCCGACAGCCACTGGGCCTCACCTCCGGGGCAAGGCCCTCAGTTCTCCAGGTAGAGCTTGGCGTACTGGGTAGTGATCGTGTTGCCAGCCGTGGCCGCGCTCAGCGTCAGGCCGGGCCACAGCACATAGCCCTGGCTGGCGTCGTACGTCGATGGCGGGGTGTAGGCACCGGAGCCAGGGAAGGTCAGCTCACCGGCCGCGTTGACCGCCGTGGACTGGATCATGCCCCAGCACACCAGGGTGCTGGCCGCGCCGAGCCCGAGAGTGCGCAGCCCGATGTCAACGATCAGCCACCACGGCACGTTGGTGACCACGCCCGGCGGGGCTGCCGCCCCGGTGGTGGCGAGCGCCAGCGTGGTGGCGAACGCCGGGGCACTGGTGGTGGCGACCGCCGCGTATATGCCCCAGTTCCAGGTCGGGATGGTGGCGGCGGTACTCATCAGCCCGCCCATGACCAGCCGCGCCGAGCTGGCCCAGTCCCCGGTGTCGGAGAAGTACCCGGCCGGGATGATGATCGGCGGCTGCCCGGCTGTGACGGTGACGGCAGCGGCAGTCGGGACCGAGGTGGTGGCCAGCGCGTAGCTGGCGTACTTCAGCTCGGTTCCGGCTGGCTTGTAGTTGGACATCAGCTAACGGTGCCGGACCCCGATGGGAATCCGAAGCTGATGGTCTCGGTGGCGGTCCAGGTCTGCCCGGCCGCCTTGGTGCCCTGGGCGCTGACTCCCCGGTTGAAGAAGACCTCGTTGGCACCCAGGCCGGTAGCCGTCACGCCCGAGGCGTTCCAGTTGTCCGAGCCGAACTCAGCCCAGGCGAAGTTGGCGTTGCCGCCCGCGAAACTCGCGGTGAGCGTCAGGGTAGGAGGCGATGAGCCGGTGGCGATGGCCGGTGCGCCGGAAACGAGCTGGAAGTAGCTCGTGGTCGAGCCGCCGCCCGTGTCCCCGACCAGTGTCGTGTTGGCGTAAGCGGCGGCGGTCGCGCCCGTGCCGACGCCGATCCGGCCCTGCGTGGCGCTGAACTTGTTGGTGATCGAGGTACCCGCCACGCCGCCCAGGAGCACCACCCAGCCAGCCTGGGTGACCAGGTTGCAGTCATCCTGCTGGGTTTCGTCGTACGGCCCGATGCCGACGCTGGCGAACTCGTCGGGAGTCAGGCCGCGCCAGGTCAGCGGCGGGAGCCAGTCCCCGTAGCCGATCTGCTTCATCGCGTAGTCGGTCATGTCCGCGTCGTAACGTTTCACGTTGAACGACGTGCTGACCCGCACGAAGTCCTGAAGGCTCAGCTCGACGCCCACGGTCAGCCGCTCGGACGCCGATGCGAAATCGGGATGTGTCATGTCTCTCCTTACGCCAGGGCGGCGATCTGCTGGAACTCATAGACGACGGCATAGGAGCTGCCCTCATCGACGGACAGGATGCCTACCTGGGTGCCATCGGTGACCTGCTTGAATTGCAGGGTCTGGGTGGTGCCGCGCAGGCCGGGCGGGACGGCAATCGAGAAGCCCCCGGCGATGCTGTGCCGGTACGGGCCGGTGGCGGTGGGGATCGAGACCAGGGTCTGCGGCATGACCAGGTTGGGTGCCCCGACCGAGGTCCCGAAGAACGGGTTGACGTAGCCGCGCGCCCAGCCGGACTGCCACAGCGCGTCGTTGATCTGCCAGTTGACCTGCATGATCGTGGCCCAGCTCGGGACCGGGATCTGCCAGTTCGCGCCGGGCGGCCAGGCCACGCCAGCCGTGCCCACGGTCCAGTTCCTGACCGTGGTGTCCTGCGCGCCGATCACCTGCATGACCCGCTGCGGCTGGGCGACGTTGCGCAGGTCGTGGATGTAGGCCGCCTGCACCACGCTGACGGACGGCGGCATGTCGATCCGGCACAGCGGGATGCCGGATTGCCCGCCGGGCATGGTGGTGGCACTCGATGAGACACCGGAGATCACGCGGGGGAACAGGATCTGCCCCGAGGCAGGCCCGCCCCACGGAGATCCTGACCAGGTGGGGTCCTCGGCCCGGACCACCACCAGGTCCGAGCGGGCCGAGCCAGCCGTGGCCCCGATGGTCAGGCTGGTGTCGTTGCCGACGTTGTAGCCGTAGTAGCTGCCCTGGTAGGGCGTCTCGACGCCGAGCACGACGCAGGCCCCGCCCGCGATCACGATCCCGGCGGTAGCCGGGCCGGTGGCGGTGACCAGCAGGTCCGTCGCGCCGATCACGCCCTGCGCCCCGGCGGTGGAGGACTGGAGCATCAGCCGCAGGAAGTTGCCGCTCTCGGCGTTGCCGTCAACCGCGTAGACGGCGCTCTGGAAGGTCACGCGCTTCCTCCGATCGCCAGGGTGGCGTTCCGCCAGGTGATCACGCAGGTGGCCTGGCCGGTGCTGTCCTGCCCGGTGAACTTCACGACGGTTGATCCTGGCTGTGCTTGCATGCTGATCATGGCGCTGCCGGTCAGCGCACCGGCCACGCTGGCGTTGCCCAGCATCGCCGTCCGCGCCCACGGCCGGGTGTCGATGGTCAGCACGTCGGTGGCCTTCAGGATGCCGTTGTAGCCGACCGAAACCGGCGTGTTGACGTAGCTCAGCCCCGGATAGCTGATCGGCCCGGTGAAGACGATCACCGGCCAGGTCGGCAGCGAGCCGATGTTGACGATCGCGCTCTGCTGGAAGATGTTGGAGGCGCTGAGCTGGTAGGGCGGGATCATCGGCGGGGTGAACGTGCCCAGGAAGCTCGGCCGCTGGGTCAGGTTCAGCACGGTGGGCACGTCGGCGTACCAGATGGTGTCGGCGCTCTGGAACTGGCTGGTGAACGGCACCACGCCCTGGTAGACCGTGCCGTACACCGGGACGATCTTGCGCCCGCGCCCGTAAGTGCGCCGGACCACGTTGCTGCCGGGGTAGTAGCCGCGCAGCACCTGCACCGCGTTGTCCGCCAGCCGCACACTGGGATCGTTCCAGGCACCGGCCAGGGCGCTGTAGGCGTCCATCGCCAGCGCCCCCTGGGCTGGCGAGGTCAGCACGAAGCCGGTCTGGGTGATCACCATGCCGGGCAGGGTGTCGATGCCGAACAGCAGGCCGTCGTGCCCGGTGACCGCCTGGTCCTGGACCACCAGCGAGCCGGTGTCGGTGTCCGTCCGCTGGATCTGGATCGAGCTGGCCCCGCGCCCGTAGACGAAGCCGGGGCCGCCCTCGCGGCCGATCGAGTACTGGCCGGTCGCCAGCGTCGGGTCAGCCACCGGGGAGCACCCCCGCGAAGCCCTGCTGCTGGGCGACCTTCAGCCAGTAGGTCAGCTCGCTCAGCGCACGGGCCACGGTCTGCCCCTCGGGAAGCTGGATGTGCACGTTCCCTATCATCGCCCCGCCCGGCGGACCCCCGCCAGGACCGGCTGGCGTCACGTACTCCGCGCCGTTCTCCCCGAAGGTGTACACCCGGCCCGAGCCGCCGAAGCCGATGATGGGCTCGCGGATCACCCCGCCCTTGGCGTACCCGGCCGCGTAGGAGGCGTTCGCGCCTGCGATGCGGTTCTGGATCATCGGGTTGCCGGGCCGCTCGTACTTGTCGCTGAAGTAGACGGCGGCCTCGGTGGGCGTCCCGGCGTGCGCGTTGATGTCCGCGACGGAGCCGTTCTGGGCGATATAGACCATGGTCCGGGCCAGCTCCTGGGCCAGCGAGCCGCCAGGGTCGCCCAGGATCTGGATCAGGCCCCGGCCTGGCGGGTTGGTCCCGGCCATCGGGTCGCCGCCGGACTCCTGCTCGATGTTGCCCAGCAGCCCGGCGATGGCGTTGCGGGTGAAGCCGTGGCTGGCGAAGTAGGCGGCCATCGCACCGGCATTGGCAGGGACGCCGCCGTGGCCGCCCTTGGCACCGCCCAGCCCGCCGGGCGGGACACCGGTCCACAGCAGCGGCATCGCGTGGATGTTCATGAGCTGCGGACCCATGCCGCCGCCCTGGCTGATCACCTGGAGCGCATTGCGCACGATAGCGACATGGCCGGGATCGGCCCCGCCTGCCGGACTGTGGTAAAAGGCCAGGCCACCGGTAGTAGGGGGACTGCGCTTGACCCACGAGCCCTGGGCCTCGCTGGTCCTGGGGGCGGCAATACCGAAGTGCTCATAGATCGCTTGGACAAATCCTGAACAGTCTGCCCCACCAGGAACAGCAGTCCCGCCCCACACATAGGGTATCTTGCCCAGGAAGCTCGCCGCGTACTTGGCGATCTCGCCGCCGCTGCCCATCGTGGCGGACTTGCCCATGATCCAGTTCACGAGGTCCGTGACCATCTTCTTCGGGATCTGGGTCAGGATCTTGGCCACGATCCCGGCTGCGCCGCCCGTGCCCAGGCCCAGCAGGTCCGCGAAGGCGTTCTCGAACGCCTTCCGGTTGCCGGTGACGAAGGCCAGGCCCATCTTGCCGACGTCGATGGCCTTGCCCGCGATCCCGGCGATGGCGTGGCCGACCGTGGCAGCGGCCTGGCCGACCGCATGGGTGACGTTGTGGATGATCCCGCCGCCGGGGATCGGGCTGCCGCCGGTCGGGCTGACGCTGGTCCCGAACCGGGCCTGGGCTGCCGAGATGGACGGGGGCTGCCCGACCCGGCCGCCGGTCTGGTAGCCGGGGATACCCAGCCAGGCGAAGATCGGGGCCAGCGTCTTGCTGTCGGCCGCCGAGACCACGGTCTCGTCCTTGGACGCCCGGATCAGCACGTCATCGGCTACCGGCCCGGTGCCAGCCGTGATCCGGCCGCCAGCCGCCAGCCCGAACGGGTGCACCTGGTTGATGTGCACGCTGCCCAGGCCGATCGCGCCGGTAATGGTGTCAAAGACGCTGATCAGGCCGTCGAGCACGTTGTCAATCACGAACTTGACCGGGGCTTTCACGACGTCCTCGACCTTGCCCCACAGCCGCCGGATCGAGTCCACCGCGCTCGACCAGGCGTTCGGCAGGGTCACCGTGATGAAGTGCACGATCTTGGCCCCGAAGTCCGACCAGAGCCAGGTGTAGAAGTTGTGGCCGATGTCCTTCATGTTCTGCCAGGCATCGCGCCAGTAGGTCCGCACGAACTCGACAGCGAGCCGGATCAGGGTCAGTCCCGGCATCAGGAACTGGCCCCAGCCGTGAGTCAGGAACTCCCAGGCATCCTTGGCCCAGTTCTTGACGTTGGTCCACACCTGGTTCCAGTGCTTAGCCAGCTCCACGATGCCGACGATCAGCAGGCCCACGGCGATGGCGATCAGCGTGACCGGGTTGGAGACCGAGGCGATCAGCCCGCCGATCTTGATGGCCGCCCAGATGGCCAGGAACCCGAGCGCGATATCGCGCAGCACCGAGGCCGGGACCGCCCGGATGACGGCGGACAGGGCGAGGGCAAGATCCTGGATGACCCGCACGAAAACCGGTGTCAGCAGGTTAACCAGCCCGGTGAACAGCGGCAGCAGGATCGGCAGCAGCTCGACCAGGGCCTGGATCACGGTCATGGCCAGCGTGGTCAGCGGCGGCAGCAGGGCGATGATGGCCGACGCCAGCCCCTTGGCCAGCACGGTCGTGACCTGGCCCAGGAACTTGATCAGCGGCGGCAGCAGCGGTGTCAGCCCGACCAGGATCTGGCTGATCATGGTGGCCAGCGGCTTGGAGACGGCCTCCAGCGCCGATGCGATCACGGCGAACACGCCGCTGTTTTCGAGGACCGTGAAGACCTGCGAAAACGCCTTCGCAAAAGTGGATAGGGCTGGCGAGATACCGATGATGACGTCAGCGATGGCCTTGAAGGCGGCTACCAGGTCCAGGATGACCGCGCCCGCCAGGTCAGCGATCACCTTGCCGACGATGATCAGGGTCGGCATCAGCGCCACGAGGATCTTGGCGAACTCGGACACGATCGGTGCCAGTGCTCGTGCGAAGATTGCGGCAAGCTGTCCGATAATCGGCAGAAGAGCACCGACCACATCGAACAAGGCTTTGAATATGACAGCGCTCTGCTTCAGCACGGGAGCGAAATCGGACAGCATGGAGCCCAGGTCGCGGCCCAGCGTGCCGAGCACCCCGGCAATCACGGTGATGACGGGGGCAGCCGCCCGCAGCAGCGAGACCAGGCCGGGCAGGATTCCGGCGATGAGCTGGCCGAACCCGTCGAGAATGGGGCGCAGCAGCGGGGCTACCGCCCGCAGGGCTGCCGACAGCCCTGGCAGGACCATGTGCGCCAGGTCGTTGATGCCGTGCAGGAGCGGCTGGATCAGGGTGCCAGCCGAGGCGAAGAGCTGCTTGAGATCGGGCAGGAGATCATGCAGCATCTTCGGGATCTCAGCGAACGCCGTCCGCAGCGGCGCGACCAGCGGCTGGGCAGCCGCCTTCATGGTGGACTCGAACGCCTGGCCGACCGGCTGAGCCGCGCCGTAGAGCTGGCCGGGGTCCTTCTTGGTCCCGATCAGGGTCTTGGCCCCGAGACCGATGACGCCCGCGCCGACCGCGCCGACGCCGAGCGCGCCGCCGAGCGCGGCTGCGGCTGGCAGTGCCCCGGCCAGGATGCCGCCGCCGCCGACGATCGCGGCGTTCCGCGCGCTGATGCCGAGGATGCCAGGCCCGCCGCCGCGCCCGATGCCCGCAAGCAGGCTGGCTGCCGTCAGGCCGCTGACGCCAGCCCTGCCGCCGCTGCCGCCTTCGGCGGTGCGGAGCGATTTCCCGCCGAACAGCCCGCCGAGCACCGAGCCCTGCGAGCCGCGTGAGCGCTGGATCGCGTCCCGCGTGAGCTGCTGGTCGAACCGGCTGAACTCCTGCCGGGCACGGCTCATCTCGCTCTGGTCGATGACGGGCGTGATCTTCAGCTCGCGGTGATCGTCCTCGAACCGCTTGACCCGCGCCTCGGCCTCATCGAGCTTGCGGTTGAACGCGGCCAGGTCTACATCGAGGTGAGCCTGGATCGCACCGGCATCAAACACCAGGCTCGCCTCCTTCCGCCTGCCTGGCCCGCCCGGCTTCCAGCTCGGCCCTGAATGCCGTCAGGTCGAACACCTTCTGGCCCATGTCCACGCCCTCGCGGATCTGCGGACCCGCCACGCCGGGTGTCATCTCGCCTGGCTCGCCGCCGCCCTCCTTCCAGGAGAACGGGACCGACTCATCCTCGGCCAGTCCCTCCAGGTAAGCCCTCTGGATATCCCAGCTCAGCTCATCCCATTGGCCTGGCAGCAAGTCCAGGTAGCGCTTGACGGTGTAGAGGATTACGCGCCGCGTGCGGTGGGCAGCTTCGTTACCTGCCCGTTCCCACCTGGACTCGCGGCTTCCGGGGACATGACCTCGGCCTGGAGCCACGCGAAGAAGATGTTGCGGACCCGCATCGGCAGCGCCATGATCTGCTCGACGGTCGGGGTACCCGAGCACAGCGCCGAGTAGATCTCGGCCATCTTGCCGATCTGCTCGATGGTCTTGGCCGGGTCGAGATCCTCCATCATCGCCAGGAGCGCGGCCGGGTCGCTCTCCGTGATGCCCTCGGGAAGATCGGCCTCCACCTCCTTGATGGTGGCCTTGACCCCGGTCAGGAACGCCGCGATCTGGTTGTCGGTGGGCTCGGGGATGGTACCCCTGGCCGCGACGTACGGATTGAAATCCCAGTCGAGCGCCTCTACGACGCCCTGGGCCTCAAAGCCTGCCATTCGACCTCCTAGCTGGTAGCGATGGCCGTGAGGTCGGTCCAGGTGATCTGGTTGAACGGGCAGATGGTGTTCAGCGTGAGCGGGTACAGCCGCTGCTGAGCCGCCCGCCGGTATGCCGTCTGCACCTGGCCCGCGCTCATGACCTGCGGGATGTTGAGGACCCGAGCGTAACCGAGCTGGTTACGGCCGACCAGGGCGCAGGCCATCTGCTGGAAGTTGGTGCTCAGCGTGAGCACCGACTTACCAGGCTGGCCAGCACCTGCCGGGGTAACCGCGATCGAGCCGCCGTTGCCCCAGGACAGGTTGACGTTGAACAGCGTCTCTTCCGAGAGGCTGCACGTCACCTGGAGGGTGGCGGTGCCGACCACGACCGCGACCGGTGTCGGCTGTTCCTCGATGTTCAGGTCTTGGGTGGTCGGGTTGAAGGTGACGGTGACGCCAGCCTCGGTGGCCCCGACGTACGCCCAGCCGAGCCCTGTCCAGGCCGAGGCCACGCCCAGGTTCTGGTCGCTCGGCACCGCCGTGCCGACAGTCGCGGTGAACAAGATGCCGACCCCGTACAGGACGTTGGTCGTCGTGTAGTTCGGCGCGGAGTAGACAAGGGGCGGACCAGCCATGGCTTAGCCTTCTTCCTGCGTGATGGTGACGCCCGAGTTAGCCGCGCCCTCCATGATGGCGGCGACCGCGTGAGCCGGGATATCGGTGTACTCAGAGCCCACGTTGATGTGCCCGAGCGCGAACCCCACGAAGGGGTCCTCGACCTTCAGGCGCACCGTGTCTTCACCGGCTGCCTGCGCCCGGATCTTGGCAAGCTCGGCCTCCAGGCCCGCCGCCGTGGACGACAGGTCTTTCGCTGGCGGCGCTGGCTCATCCGCAGCCGGGACAGCGGGAATGACCTCTGTCACCGCATCTGATGGCACTGTCATGTCCGGCTTCCTCCTACGGCTGGATCGGGATGAGGCTGTAGGCCCGCACCGCCAGCGTCGTGATCGTGGTGAAGTCCACGACCACGCAGCCCTGCGCGGCTGCGGTGAGCGCCTGGGTGTTGATCGCGCCCGCGTACGTGACCTGGAGCGGGGCCTGCTGGTTATAGGTGGCCGGTGACCACGGCCCCAGCCAGCCCGCCGTGTTGGCACCGATGGTCCCGGTGATGCTGGTGGCGGGCAGGACCGAGCCGGTGCCGCCCACCAGGTCCCCGACTAGCGCCTGCCACGCGCCAGCCGGTGTCGCCCCGCAGGCGTAGCCGAGGATGACCTGGCCGTTGTTCGGGATCTGCACGCCGAGCGTGGTGCTCCACGCGGTGATCGCGCTCGGGCTGCCCAGGTCGTAGCCGGGCGTGGTGGCGACTACCCACAGGCCGGTCAGCGGGTTGAGGTTCAGCGGTATCGGCTGAAGGGTCACGCGGGGTCCGGCTGCCATCTCACACTCCAGCTATCACGATGTAGGAACAGGTGAACTCGTGCCGCAGGTCGTTCGGGTCCAGCGGCAGCGGCGCTGGCGGGCTCCCGGCCCGGTTCGCGGCCAGGACCCGCACGCCGTCCACGTAGAGCGGGTACGGGGCACGCAGCAGCATCTGGTCCAGGCGCAGCGCCATGACCTCGGGCTCGTACGCCTCGTCGGTGGGGCCGCGCACGCGGGCCTGGAAGGACCAGGCATCGGTAGCCATTTCCTCCGTGGTGTAGCCCGGCCCGCCGGTCGCGGTGATGAACACCGCGCGGTCGGGCTCGGTCAGGATCTCGATGCCGGGGTACAGCGGGTAGCCCAGCTCCTGCGTCCCGTCCCAGCCCAGCCCGGTCAGCAGGTCGATCACGACCTGGGTCACGGCTACGGTCGGCGTGGTCATCAGCGCCCCCGCAGGTGCGGCGGCGGCTTCTGGTGGTGCATGACGTGCCACCAGATCCAGCCGATCAGCTCAGGCGGCAGGTGCCGCAGCCGGGCCTTGATCCGCAGCTCTTCCTCGCTCAGCCGGTGCTGCTTGGGCTGGCGGTCGTAGACGGTATGCAGGCCCTGGTGCACCTCGGGGTGCCCGGAGCGCCGCAGGTCCGCGAACTCCACCGGAGCCTCGGTCTCTACCTTGTCGCTCAGGTGCTCCATCGAGCGCGCCAGCGCCCGGTGCCCGCCGTCATCCAGCACGTCACGGGCGTACTGCTCCAGGTACTCGCGGTAGTGGTCGTAGAACGGGGCCTGGAGGTAGAGCGCCCGGCCGCCGCGCGGGTGCCGGAACTCCAGGTGCTCGTGCTGGTAGTGGGCGTAAACCTGGTCCACCGTGACCGTTCCGCGCAGGCGCTCGGGTGCGCCGGTCATCCGGCGCAGCTCGGCTATCCGTGCACTGAAGGTCTCCATCTCACCCCTGGTATGCCTCTCCCGCGCCCCACCAGGACTGGCCTCGGGAGTACAGCCCGGCCGAGGTGTCAGCCTCCAGGACGCCATCCATGCCGATGCGGGTGTTGCTGTCCGCGTGGGTAAAGATGGGCGGGATGCGGTTGATGGAGTGCGCCCTGTCAGACAGGCCGGGTGCACCGCTTCCGGCCACGGCGACGTCCAGGTCGATCTTGTTCTCGCGGACGTCGTTGAGCATCTGGGTGGCATTCTGGTATGCCACGAAGACCGGGTGATCGCTGGCCATGGTCTTGCCCTTGAGATACGTCCTCCAGGCAAAGAACGCGGCCAGGTCGAGCGTGAGGTCATGGAAGATGGGCGGCGGGTCGGCCACGTCCGAGCTGCCGTCGTAGATGCCGCCCGCGTAGACGCTGACCCGGTTCGACGCCGAGTACAGGCACAGCGAGAGCTGGTCATCGCTGAGCTGGGACGGCGTGCCGGTCCCGGAGTCGGTACCGTCCAGCCACAGGCGCAGGTCATCTATCGAGGCGTACACCGGGCCGGTGGGCAGGGGAGTGGTCATGGTGCCGCCCAGGCCAGGAAGAACGCCGAGACGCCGCCAGCCGCCCAGGCCCATCCCAGGCCGGTGCCGCCGTGCAGGATGGCCGAGAACTCAAGCGCCGCGATGAACAGGCAGACAGCGGCGACCAGGCAGAGCAGCCGGAAGACGAACCACGGCGACCGGGTGACGTAGCCGGGGTAGCCGGGCTGGCCCGGCGCGGCCATCAGGAAGCCCCCAGGGGCTCGGTGTCGCCGGACAGCACCTGGGCAGCAGTCGGGCCGAGCGAGACCAGGTTGCCGGTGCCGTAGGCGGTCTCCAGCGCCGAGCCGGGCGGGATGTCCACGATGGTGCCCCGCAGGACCAGGGTCGTGTACCCGTCCCAGGTCACCGGGGTGTCAACGGCAACGACACGCGGGCTGGCGGCCATCAGTTGCTCACCCCCGCGCCCCACCCGGCGAAGCTCGACAAAGCGTGCGACGGGTACAGCATCAGCGTGAGCGGGTTGTAGCCCGGCCCCTCGGCCAGCGTGTTGTAGCCCGAGTAGCCGGGGTTGTAGCTGGTGGGCTGGGCCGTGGTCCAGGTCATCGAGGTGGGCACGACCGAGTAGGTCATGGTCAGCGAGGCTCCCGGCGGCAGCGCGTAGTTGCCAGCCCCAGCGCCAGCCGTCACCCCGTTGATGCTCACGTTGGTCATGGTGCCGCCGACGATCGCGCAGTTGACCCACTGGCCGGTGTTGTTCACTACCGGGACGGTAGAGGCCGGTATAGCCGGTGTTACGACAGCCATGATGTCCTCCTAGTTGCCCAGGGCCGCGTGGCCCACGTCGTCCTGACCTGGCACGTAGGCCCGGAGGTTGCCAGCCCCGATCGCGGTGTACATCGCGCTGGCGGGGTCCAGGATGATCGGCGTGCCCTTGATCAAGGTGGACGGCATCAGCGGTCCCCCGGTGGTGGGAGCGCCGCCGAACCCGGACGCGCCCCCGGTGCCCGGCTCCCCGGCGACAACGGTCGCGGCGGTGCCGGGCGCGACGGTTACGGTCGCGGTGAGAACATAGCGGTTCAGCGCCATCAGAACCCCCAGGCCGGTGCGTTGGGCACCCGCTCGATGCCGACGTAGGTCGGGGTGAGCTGGAGCTTGCCGAACGTCGCGCCGCCGCTGTGCGCCCTGGCGAACTTCGCCACCGGGATGTTCGTGGCGGTGCCGGTGGCGGTGACCCGCAGGATCTCGGCGTTAGCCGCCGTGTCGTACAGCAGCCACATGCCCCCGGTGAAGCTCGCGCCGCCGCTGGCCACGGTGATCGCCACCGATGCCGTGGTGACCGCAGCCGTGCCGGTCCCGGTCGGGGCAACCGCCGTCGCCGCGAACGGCCACTCGCACCCGCCGCACAGGTAGGCCACGCCCGTGCCGATCAGCGTCCGCAGCGTGTTGCAGCGCGGGCACGGGGCGTAGACGTTGGCGGGGACCAGTGGCGCTGGCGGCATGGGTTACCCTCCGACCTGCTGGGCCTGGCGCTGCCGGGCTGCGGTGCGCGGCGGCAGGATGTCCTCCGCGCTGACGTACGTCCCGCCAGCGCCGGGCTGCCCGTCCCAGTTCTCGCTGCCCGGCTGCGGCTCGCTGGCCTCCGGGATGGTCTCCTGCTGGAGTACCGCCGACGCGCCGACCGGATCGGGCATCGGCAGGTCCGTGCCCGGCGGCGGGATGGACGGAGCGCGCACCTGGCCGGACACCGCGCGTGGCGGCACCCGCTGCTGTGCTTCCTGGGTTGACTTCGGCCCGCTGGCCGGGCGGATCACCGGTATCCGGCGTCCGTCGCCAGGCCCGCACCGCAGGTATCCAGCCGCTTCCTCGGGCGTGAGGTTGACCGTATCGCCCGCCATCACCAGGTCCGAGCCCCGCAGCGGGTCGGTGCCGCGTCTCGGCACGTTCAGGTTGATCACCGCGATGTACGGGTCACCCGGACGGTTCGATGGCGTCTGCGCCTGGCTGGCCCGCGCCAGGAGCTGGTTCATCTGCTCCAGCTCGGCCTGGGACAGCGGCGTCTGCTCCGATGCCGCCGCGAACGTCTGCGGCGGCTCGGGGAGACGGCCTGCGGCTGGTCGCTGTGCTGGCATCAGACTCCGCTCAGGAGCACGATCGCCAGCGGCTGGTCCAGGCCGATGGCGGCTGCGCGCTGGGTGTCGGAGCGCCAGGTCTTGCGCGGCTCGTCGCGGTACAGCGGGCCAGCCATGAACGGCAGCTCGTCCGCGAAGAAGCCTGCGCGGTTGCGCTGCATGATGATCGCGTTGCCCGCCGGGACCTGGCGGGAGACCATCACGTCCAGGTTGAGGATCTGCTGCGGGAGCGTGCCCGTGTACAGCAGGTTCTCGCTGGCGATGTCACCGATGTAGGGCGCGGCGAACGTGCTGGACTGGAGCAGCGTGTTCTTCGTGCCGTGGTTGATGATCAGCGTGTCGGCCTCGAACCCGAGCCACTGCGTCACGCCGGACGGGGACACGATGTTGGCGTTCTCGATGAGGAAGACCGCCTGCATGATGTCCGCCCGGATGGTGGCGGCGGCGCTCGACCAGGCGTTGGCTACCGCCAGCGTCTGGATCGAGGCGTTGGAGACTACCGCCGAGTAGAAGGCGGTGTTCCAGCTATAGACCATCGTGTTCTTGACCTGGAGAAGCTGCCGCGCCACCGGGTCAATCGCCTGGCGGCGGCGCATCTCGTCGCTGACCATGATGGCCATCGCCCGCTCATGGCTGAAGACCACGCGCGGGATGCCGACGCTGGTCGGCACGACCGGGACCTCACCGAACTCAGGCCGGATCTCGGGGTAGTCATCGGCGTAGAGCGGGGTGCTCTCCGCGTACCTGACCGCGCCCGATGGGGCCGCGCCGCCGCTGCGCAGCACCGAGTCCATCACGAACTCATTCCTGGTCATGTCCAGGATGAGCGACGGGATGACCAGCGGGTCCTTCAGCAGCTCGGAGACGGTTACCCGTGGGGAATCGGAGTAACTTCTGACAGCAGTCGGCATGACTCACTCCCTCAAATCTCGATCCGGCAGCGGCCGAAGAAGTAGGACGCCGCACCCTGACCGCCGATCTGCTGGGTGAGCATCCCGGCCGATACGCCGCCGGGGTGCGTGCAGCGGGCAACGATCTGGTCCGCCGTGCCTGCCGTGTACTGGATCACGGTGCCCGCGTTGCCGCCGACCGCGCTGATCATCAGCGGCTGGCCGACGTAGGCAGCACCCGAGTACCAGGTGAAGATGTCCACCCCGCCGTAGTAGACGCTCACGTAGTCGGTGAGCACGCTGATGTCGATCAGCGGCTGGCCGTAGGCGTTCGCGGCCCCGGTCTGCACCCCGATCGGCGCGGCGTCACTCCCCGCTACGCCGAGTGCGTAGTTGACCGATGGTGTCGCAAGCGTCACCGTCAGGTCCGTGGTGCCAGGCGTGATCGAGTGGGCCATGACCCACTGACCGCCGTAGATCAGGCCGAAGACCTGAAAGTTGGCTGGCCCGGCCTTGTAGTGCGGGATCGCACCTGCCATCGTCGTTCCTCCTAAGCGCTGCTGTTCGATACGGCGACTGAGAGACCGAGCTGGTCATGGACCGTGGCGGCGGCCACTGCCCGCAGGTTGCCAGCGCCGATCGCGGTTACCTCGGCTGCGGACAGCTCGATGGTGTCGCCCTTCTTCAGCACCCGAGCCGGGCTGGCGTAGCTGACGAAGGGGATATTGACCGGCGTGGTGACAAAGTAGCGGGCCATAGGGCTACAGCCCCATCTGGCTCTTGGCGCGGTTGATGGTGTCGGTGCGCTCCGTCTGCTCGGCGGACGGCCCCGCGCCGGGCGGCTCGTCCATCGGGGAGCCCAGCTCGACGTCCAGGTTGAGCATCTGGGCCATCCTGGCGTACTCGGTCAGCACCTTGCGCATGACCTGGCCCGCGTCGGCCCGCTGCCCGTTGGCCAGGTCCACCGTGTGCCCGGAGCCCTGGAGCAGCGGCCGGGCCAGGTCGGTGATGTAGGGCGGTACGCCGAGATCCGCCAGCTTCCGCTTCTCAGCGTCGAATGCCGACACCTCGTACCGGGTCTGGAAGACGGCTAGCTGGCGCTCGGTCTCGTCGGCGCGGCTGTTGGCGAGGTCGATGGCCATCTGCGCCTCGACGGACAGGCCGGTAACGCCAGCCCCGGCCAGCGTCTCGGCGTCCATCCCGGCCTCGATCTCGGCCAGCTCGTCGTCACCGAGCGCGTCGATGAGGTCGGCCAGCTCTTCGTCGGACAGCTCGTCGTCATCGGCGGGAGCGGTGCCGTTGCCGTTCGGGGCTGGCGGGGCTGACGGGGCCTGCGCTCCGAGCAGCCGGTCCAGGGCAGCGGGGTCCAGGTTGAGCAGGCGGTTCAGGTTGGCCTGCTGCTGGGCGTTCAGTTCGGGCATGGTCTCCACTTCCTGTCCGGCATAGCTGGAACCGGTGAGGTCGATGACAAGGGACGGCGTATTGGCCGCCTCGACGGTCTGCCAGGCCCCCAGGCCCGGAATGCGCGGGTCCAGGGTGCCGAGCACATGCTGGATCGCGGCGGGGTAGAACTTGCCGTCCGCCCGCTGGTACTGCTCCACGATCCGGGCCGACACGCCCAGGTACGGATTCTCGCGCAGGACTGCCTCACCGCGCTCGGTCGGGTCGAGCACCATCCACAGCCCGTCCGGCTCGGCCTCGAACCCCACGACCGTGCCCCGGTGCCGCTCCGGGTCATTGGTGTGGGTGTTGCCTGCGTCTGCGAGCTGGAAGCTCACCTGGTCGTACGCCTTGTCGTTGAAGGCGTTCGCCAGTCCCTGGAGGTAGTGCGGGGTGAAGTGCAGGGTGCGGCCCTGGTAACTGATGTCGCCTACCGGCAGCACCCGCTTGCGCCAGAGCTTGCTGGACATCTCGATCGCGTTGCCCCGGTCGAACGGGGTCAGCAGGGCTGCGAAGGCACCCATCTGGCTACTTGCCCCCGAAGTTCTGTGCCCGCTTGGCGAACATGTGCGCCTTGTCGTGGGGCCAGCCCTTGCCCTTGAGCTTCTTGCGGATGCTCAGGCCCTTGGGGGTCAGCTCGCCGTCCTTGCTGTCGTCCTCATCCGGCTCGCTGTCCCCGCCGTTGGCCATGGTGACGCGCGGCCCGTCACCGGATGACCGGACTGGCGTGGCCAGCGCACTGATAGCGGGCACCCCGTACTGCGCCATCAGCGGCGTCTGCTCGGGCGGCGGCTGGAGTCCGGTACCGGGGTGACCGGGCGTGGTGGTGCCGCTGTTCCACAGCCCCAGCAGCTCGCCCAGCGCGCCGCGCTGGTGCGGGTGCGGCCGGGCCGAGAGCTTGCCGCCGTAGACCGACCGCCAGCCGTCCTCGTTCCTGATCTCACCGATCAGCGCGCCGCCACGACGGTGCCGGATCGACGCGCCGCCGGTCGCGCTGCGGCTCACCAGGATGTCAGCGGGGGAGGTCACCGGGTAACGCGAACTTGCCATCTCGACGCTCCTGCTGCCCCTCGTGCGGGCAGCAATGAACGCGGCCAGGTGCTCTGGATTCCCGGCTCCGCGCACAGCCAGCGCAGCGACAGCAGCTTGACGTGAGGCCATGACGCCTCCAAGATTCAACGTCTACTTGAAGGCCATCGTAGGCTCACCTGGCCGAGAACGCATGACCCGGCACGGTAAAACTCAGGATTGCTCGTGCTCGTTCACGCTCGCCGTGGCAAAATCCTCGGCTTCTTCCTCGTCAATTCCTGCCTGAACCAGGGCCTCGGTGAGGATGTCGATTACTTCCTGGCGTTCCTCCGGGCTCATGGTCAGACCTTCTTGATGAACTCGACTATGGGCTGGATGATGAACGGCAGCGCAGAGGTGAGCAGGGCGATCAGGTCCGGCACGCCCAGCCGGGACTCGACGTAGGCGGCGATGAATCCCGCCACGGCACCGCCAGCCTCGATGGCCAGCTTCTTTGCCCTCCGCTGGCCTTCCACGGTCTCGTGCGCCGCGTTCGCTGCGGCTATCTTGTCGGCCACGACCTGCTGGGCCTTGGTCAGCACCGCCTGCGCCTTGGCCGTAGCCAGCGGCTCAACCTGCGTCTTCAGGAGCTGCTCGTGGATAAGTTGCTCGCGCCTGGTCGGCTGCACCTTGCCGGATACCTGGAACGCGACCTCAGCCGCCTTGTTCTCGGGTGCGATGTCAGCCGGGATCTTCGCCGCGATGGCTGCCGGGATCTTCTGCGCTTCCTCGCTCGCCGCCTTCTGCGCTTCCTCGCGGGCGATCCTGCGCATCTGCGCTTCCTGCATCCGCTTGATCCTGGCCTGGCGGGACCGGGATGTCACCGGCTCCTGCGGCGGCCTGTACCCGGCCCGAGAGCCGGGACTGCCGCCGCCAATCCACTTGCCGCCCGGACCCCGCCGCTCGTGCATCCAGGCGTCACTGGCCAGCTCGACAAGCTGGCTGACGAGAGTGTCTCCCGCGAGCTGCTGAAGGATCGTGTCCTCGCCGTTCACAGGCCCAGTATCCAGCGTCCCCGCCAGCCTGTGAAGCATCGTGCCCGCATCCTGGATCTCGGTCAGCTCATCACCGGTCGCGGTGCTGGCCAGGCCGCGCACCTGCTGGATAGCGGTCTGCACCCGGCCCGCCGGGTCCTCCCAGGCCCACCGGGCAATGCTCAGTGCCTGCTGTCCGCGTGGCGTCATGCTGCCCTCTCAGCCATCTCGCGCTGCTTGTCGGCCACCTTCTGTATTGCCACGGCCCTGGCCGCGCCGAACGCCTGCTTGGCCGCGCCCTCGGGATTGCCGGTGTTCCACTGGTGGAGGATGGCATCCGCGATCTTCATCGTCAGGTCATCCATGAACGTATTGTCAGCGCGCAGCTTCGGGTCCTTGGTCATGGCGTAGGCGAGCTGCTGGGACATGATCCCGAGCTTGCCAGCCGCCCCCTGGCGGTTGACCTCATCCGTCAGCTCGACTATCCGCGCATGACCGGCCTTGTTGCCGAGATCCTGGATGCCTTCCTCCCTGGCGATCTGCTGCACCCAGTCCTGGGCGTCCTTGGTCTGGGTCGGGTAGTGCTTCCAGCCGTTGCCGTTGGCAATTTCCTCCGGGTTGTCGATGGTCACGGCCATCTCGTGCACGGTATGCCCTGGGAATCGTGGCGTCGGCCGGTCCCCGATGCCTATCTGGTCGAAGAACTCGGCCGCGTGATGGGTCGCGCCCAGCTCGGTGAAGCCTTCCTCGATCTGGGAGATGGCGAAGACCTGGTACGCCTTCTTGTTGTCGGCAGCGGAGCCCTCCGGGACCGCGCCGTGGAACGTCTCATGCAGGATCACCTCGAACGCATCGGGCTGCTTCACGTCACCGGGCAAAGACATGTCGTCCTGGAGCGCCTGGGCCACGTTGGAGGCGACACTCATCGTGCCGTCCCACTCCATCTCGGCCAGGACTTCCTTCTGCTCGCTGTACAGGAATAGCTTGACCTTGCCGTTCCACTCTTCGTGACTGCCGCCGATCGCCTTGGGCACGAACTCGGCCGCCGGGGTAGCCACCCTGGCGACCGCAGCCTTCAGCGCAGGCTCATTCGCCATCGGAGCGCCGACAAACGGGTCAGCCGCCGCGCGGATCAGCTTGTGGAGGTTCAGTTGCTCGCGCTGGCCCCTGGTCCACCGGCCCCGGCGGTCGCGCAGCTCGTCCGGGTTGAAGTGGGGAGCGAACTGGAAGATCTGCCCGCTGATAGTAGGCGGCTCGTCCTCCCCCTCGTCATCCTCGGGCTCGGGAGCCTGGACCGCCTCAGCCTGGGAGCGCCACTGGCCGGGACCAGCGAAGTGGACGGTATCCGGTGTCGCCATCGCCGCTCCTTCCGCTACGTGAGGTGGCCAGTAACCGTCGCCTGTCCTGAAATGGTATGCGCCCCCGATGGCTCTGGTGTACGCACCGATCGCCTCGACTTCCTCGGGGGTGTCCACTACGGCTACCGGGTCGATGTCAATCCGGTTCAGGTCATCGTCGTGGAAGATCCCCAGGTAGAAGCCCCGGCGCTCCAGGGCGGGCCGGAACTCGTCCTTAGCCTGGTCCATGGCCCGGCTGAAGTCGGGGTAGCTGGCGTGCTCAGGGATGCTGATCGAGTGCATGCCCCTGGGCTTGACCGACAGGGCGTACTTGTCCGCGCCCTGCGGCAGCGCTGAGCCGGTATGACCGTCGATCGTGCCGCCGCCCCACGGCTTGCGCACCTCGGCGTACATGTCGCCCTTGATCTCGGGCCAGTACTCGTCCATGCCGTGGATCGGGGAGCTGTCCCGCTTCATTTTGTCGATCATCTGGTTGCCCTTGGCGGCAATGTGCTGGTACTCGTCAAAGCTGACCGGGCGGCTGTTGCCGCGCGCCTCGGCGGCGGTGATCACCGGCCGGACCCGCTGAGACTTCCTCGGGCCTGGCATCAGCGACTCGGCGGCCTTGCCAGCCCCGGTGCCGGGCACCTTGACCCAGCGGCCCTTATCATCGCGGGGCTCGGCCGGGTCGAACCGGAAATCGAGCACCTGGGCGATCAGCAGCTCGTTGGCCCACGACTCGGACATCGGGCCGGTGGTGCCGGGGATCAGCTCGTACTTGTGCCGCGCGGCCTCGGCCTGCCAGCGCGTCCAGGAGTTGCGCAGCATGGTGTTCCGGCCCTTGGACAGCCGCCGACCGCCCCGGCTGGCGGTCACAGTCTCGGCCTGGCCGATGTGCGCCTCGTCCTCGGCCTCGTTGATCCGCTGCTGCCGCAGCCAGGTGATCGCCTGGAGCTGGTGAGGCGAGACCGGCGTGCCCCGCTTGCTGATCTCCAGGGCGGCATCGCGGTAGGTGTCGGCCACGTACTGGTAGTAGCGGTCGTGGCCGATCGGGGCCTTGTCGGCTTCCTTCTTCGGGATGCGCTTGCCCATGGCCACGGTCATCGCGTGCCGGTCGATCACGACCTGGCCGGACGTGTCGCCGGGCTCATCCCCGCCGTACCGGATCAGCCGGGCGAACGCCTTGGTCTTGGAGCTGGAGTTGGCAACGTCGGCAGCCTCGCCGTCGATGGCTTCCTGGGCGTTGCGCTGCATGGACTGGGTGATCATGCCCTCGCCAGGCCCGAGCGCGCGGCCGAGATCCAGCGACCGGTCGGCATTGAGCATGTTGACGGCCCAGCCGGTCTGCGGCGACAGCGCGGCGATCACGCCCGCGTTCTTCTCGATGTCGCCGTGGTCCATCTTCTTGGCCAGGTTGTGCGCGTCGGCGTACCAGCGCATCCCCTGCGCCCGCTCCTGGGCGTCGGAGTCGTCGTAGGCGGCCACGATGTGCGCCGCGCTGACCGGGTTGGCCTGGAAGAACGGGTGATCACCGGGCATCTTGTACGTGGCCCGGCTGCTGCGCAGCCGCTCGGGGTCCGGCTTGACGTAGCCAGCCCCGGTCTTCGTCCACCGGCCGCGCACGTCGCGCTTCTCGAACGGGTCGAACTTCCAGCCCAGCTCCATCGGGATGGCGCTCTCCACCAGCGTGGAGTTGCCGAGCGGCCGGGCCTCGATGCCCATCTGCTGGGCGAACTGGTTGGCGTACGGGATGGCCAGGTGCACCGGCAGGTTGATCCGCTGCACCTCGATCTCGCGTGGCCCGTTGCCGCTGAAGGCCAGCGCCTCATCAGACGCCCAGCGGTGGTGCCCGTCGATCACGTAGTTATCGCGCGTCACCCATATGGGCTCCTTCAGCATGTGCCGGACCTTGGCGTTGCCGCTCTCGGCGGCCTTGGTGATCCCGGCAACGGTGGCGGCGGTGAGCTGGGTCTGGGTGGCGCGCAGGTTACCGGCCGGTACGCGCTCGTTGCGGACGTCGATGCCGTCGCGCCTGAGCTGGGCACGGAACTCGGCGTCCAGCTCGATGAACTTGTTGGCCCCGCCCGCCAGCAGGGCGGCCTCGGTACCAGGCAGGGCCGGGCCGTTGAGCTGCGGCATGGCGGTGCGCGGGATGCCCCTGGTCTGCTCGTTGAACAGCCGGGTGCCCCGCACGCTGATGTTGCCCAGGTCCCAGCCCGGCTCATGACCCCGGCTGTAGCCCTGCGCGGTGGCCTGCCGGTCCACCTCATCGAGCAGCGGCTTGATCTCGGCCGGGCTGTTCAGCCGGACATGCTTGCCGCTCGCCATCAGCGCCACGGCCCGGCCCATGTCGCCCGCCACGTCGATCGGGTCGGCTGCCGTGCCGTCGCCCTGCGCCCGTCCGGGCTGCTCCAGCGGCTTGCGCCCGTCCGCTGGCTCCATCGACGGCACCAGCGGGTCGTAACCCATGAACTTGCCCTGGTAGCCGTGCCGTTCCTGGCCGGGCTCGCTGGGCACCGTCGCGCCGTGCGTCCACCGGCCGCGCGTGTCGCGTTCCTCGTGCAGCCAGCCGGTATGCGCGAGGTCCGTGGTGAACCACTCCAGCAGCTCGGTCATCAGGCCGCCTTGGCGCGGGCCTGCTTCTCCAGCTCGCCCGCCTCGGCCTTGCCAGCCGCCGCCCGGACCTCGGGATGGACGTGCCCGCCACCGCGCGACCAGCGCCGGATCGCGGCCCGCGCGATGGCGTACGCCTTGCCGGGCGGCATGCCGCGCTTCTCGATCAGCGCCTTGACGATCTGCTGCTCGTACGGGGTGTGGCCCATGCCCTTGACGTGGTAGAGCCCCGGCCCGCCGGGCTTGCCGCGCGGTGCTGGCGTGACGCTCAGCCTGCCGGTGTTGGCGCTCAGCTCGGTGGCCATCTGGACCTGCTTGCTGCGGGCCTGGGCCAGCACCGCCTGCGCCTTGTTGTGCTGCGGCCCGCCCTTGCGCAGCTTGCCGTACAGCTTCTGCTTGCGCGTGTCCCCGCCGAACACCTGCGTGAAGCCCTCAGCCTCGCGCTTGGACAGGTGCCTGCCGAAAGGGCCGGTGATACCCGGCACGCCGGTCATCGCCCGGTTGCGCTCAGCCTGCTTGCTGACGTGGACCCCCTTGCCGCTGCCCTTGGGAGCGAACAGGTTCTGGAGGCCCTTCGCCTCACGGTGGGAGACGTGGCTGCCGACCATGGCCCTGGCAGCCGATCCGGGCTGGAACTCCCCGTGGCTGAGCTTGCCCTTCTCACCGGGCATGCCACCGCCCATGACCCCGGCCGCGTCCCGCAAGGAGCGCCTGATCTTGTCGGCCTCCAGCTTGATCCAGCCGTGCCGGTAGCGGAAGGCCAGCTCAATGGCGTTGTCTATGTTCTCCCAGGAGTACCCGATGGTGGTGGTCAGCTCGCCGGGGTGCCTGACCGTGGACGGGTAGTAGCCGGGGCCGTGCTTGATGCCGGGCTGGCCGGTGCCGATGGAGCGCGGTGCCCGCCAGCTCTCGTCCTGGGCGTAGGTGCCCCTCGGCACACCGGACAGGCTGCGGCGGATGCCGACGACAACGGCATGGCTGCCGGTGCCGCGTGTCGCGCGCTCCGCGACCGACAGGTGCACCCGGACGCTCTTCATGTCCCGCTCGCCCAGCGCCCGGCCTGCGTTGTGCAGCGCGTTCGCTGCGATATCGCTGGTTGACCGGACAGATTCCGCTGCTGCCATGATGGCCCGGATGTGGCCGAAGTCACCGGGCTTGCCGGTGTAGTCGAGTTTCTCCGACCGGGCGTGGTGGCCCGGAGCACCGCGCCGTGCCTGCTCCGAGACGCCCAGCGCCCGGACCAGCCCGGCCCGCTGCGCCATCCGCATGCTGGCCGTGTTCCGCATCATGCCGGGGATGCCCTGCCACCGGCCCCAGCGGTCGCGCGGCTGTGCCGGGTTGAACGCCAGCTCGACCGCCCCGCCGTCCTCGTTGGCGAGCTGCCGGATCTGGGTGGTGAGCGCGGCGATCATCTGGGTGATGATGGCCGCCGCCTCCTTGACGGTAAGAACATGCCCCTTGGCCGGGGCCTTGCCAGCCGGTGCCCCGGCCTTGGCCTGCTTAGCCGACGTCGCCGCCGCGCCCTTCTTGGCAGGGGTCGAGCTGGCCGACTTGCGGTGCACCACGGCCTTGCCGGTGGCTGCCGCCGTGGCTGCCCGCTGGGCCTGCCGGGCGGTGAGCTGGTTATGCTCCAGCTCGGCCAGGATCTTGCGCAGCGCCTTGATCCTGGCCGCCAGCGCGGCCTTCTTCTGCTGGCTCGCGGTCGGCGGCGGCTTGCCCTTGGCCGCTGGCTGGCTACCGGGCGGGGCGAACTGGCCGCCGGTAGCGGCACCGGCTCCTACGCGGGGCTGGGCCGGGTTGAACAGCTCGATGGCTAGCTCAACTGAGCCCCAGCCGGGAAAGGGGGCGGCCCCATGGGGTTGGAGTAGCCCATCGGCGGGACCGCCGACCCGGCCTGGAACGAGCGGCCGATGCTGCGCGCGATGGCCAGCGCCTTGTTGTGGCTGTGCCCCTTGGCCCGCGCTGCCCGGTAGATGCGCTGCTGCCGGGCGGCTTCCTTCGCTATGGCCTTCGCCTTGTTGCGGCCCATCCCGGCGGCGTACTTGCCCGCGTCGGCGCGCTCATCGGCCAGCATCTTCGCCCGGCTGGTGGCCGGGGGCCTGCCCTTCGGGCCGACCGTCTTGGGCTGCGTGCCGTTCTCGAACCTGGCAGCAGCACGCTCGATCCGCTGGACCAGGCCCGGCCCCTTCTTCTGCCGTGTCTCCAGCGGGAAGCCAGCGCCGCTGGCAGCAACCTCGGCCGCCGACCCGGCGTGCCACGTCCCGCCGAGCTTGCCCCTGTTCGGCATGCCCGGAAAGTCGCCTATGACCGCGCCGTAGTCTGCGGCACCCCTCCCCGGCCTCACCTTCGCTGCTGCTCTCCTGGACGCGAGAGTCCCCTTGAATGCAGCGGTACTGCGATTGGCTCGTTCCACGGCTGCCGTCGCGGCCCGCTGACGCGGAGACACGCTGCCGCCGCCGTCGAGCCTGATCCAGCCGTGCCTGAAGCGGAACGCCAGCTCCAGGGCATCGAGCTGACTGGCGTGCTTGCTGCCGAGCTTGGCGAACCCCTTGCGCCCGTACTTCTTGCGCCCGATGTACGCGGCCAGCGCGCCGGGGTTGCGGGCACCGCGCTTGGCCAGCACGCCCTGGAGCTTGGCGAAGTTCTTGCCCGATCCCGGCTTGGCCCCGGCGAAGGTGGCCAGCTCGATCGCGTGCAGGTGCGTGTCCCAGCTCGCGGCGACGGCAACTGGCGGTGCTGCTCTCATGGCTCTCTCCTGATCCCGGACGTCGCGGCGGTGCTGGCCGATGGCGCGGTTGGACCCGTGCACGTCCTCGATGTCCTTGATCAGCAGCAGGTGCCGGTGCGCTTGCTGCATCATCGCCTTGCCGCGCATGTGCCCGGCATCGTCGTGCACCCCGTGCCGCCGCAGTTGCAGCGGCTGGAGACCGAAGATCGCGGCGTTGACGTGCCGCTGGGCGCTGTGCGTCCGGCCCGAGTCCAGCTCGCGCGCCGCGTCCTGGAGGTGCTGGTGCACGTCCATCTCGGGGTAGGAGGTGGCCATGTTGGTGGCCAGCTTGCGCAGCCCGCTGCTGGCGCGGGCCTTCATCTCCCCGGTGGCGATCTTCCGGCTGAAGACGTGCTCGGGCTCAGGTCCCGGCGGCGTGGTCACAGGCGGGGCGTCAACGCCGATCGGCCGCTGGTTGTCTGCTGCTGCTGCCATGGTCTCACGCTGCCTTCGCGTATGCCCTCTCGGGCCTGGCGCTCGGAAGCATTCTCGCACCGATGCGCGGCGGTCCCGCGTAGCACCGGCAGTGCGGGTGCACCGAGCCGGGGTAGCCGATCAGCGGCGGCGAGCTGGCGTAGAAGTTCGCCCCGTTCGCGGCGCGGCAGTCAGCACTGGTCCGGGAGTCGAGCACCGTCCGCCAGCCGAGCAGGTCGCCGTAGTTCCACGCGGCCATGTCCACGTTCATCGCGGCCTGCGCCCGCTGCCAGATCGCGTCCCGGTGCTGGCCGAAGTAACGGCGCTCGCGGGCCATCCCAGCCGCGAGCGCCTGACGGATGCCCTCCCCGCGTGACCGCGCCTCAACCACGTCGCTGGTCAGGCGCTTGCTCGCGTTCAGCGCGAACTGGGCGCGGCGGATCAGGTTGGTGCGGCTGGCGTTCAGCGTGGCCGAGCCCACTGCGCCAGTCTGCTCGGGCGGCATCTCCATCACCACCATGAGCGCGATCAGCATGGCCCGGCGGTCGATCTTCCTCGGCCTCAGCAGCGCGGCGACCGCGCTGAGCGCGGCGGCTGCGGTGACCGCGCTCACCAGGGCGGTGGCGATCACCGCCACCGCAGCGGCGTCCTGTCCGGCATCAGAGGGAGGCGGCTGCGGCGGCGGCTGCTGCGGGGTGCTCACGCCAGCCGTCCCGGCGGCGGGGTGGACGGCGGTTTAGCAGGCGGTGTCCGCTGCTGCGCCGCTGCCAGCGGCTGGCCGGGCGGCGGTCGCATGGAGGCACCTTGCGGCCTCATGGCCGCACGGTTCGCAATGGCGGTCGCGCCCGTCGCCAGCCCCTGGAGACCGCCGAGCGCACCGGCTGCCTCGGGCGGCATGCCGGGCGGCGGCTGGGCCTGGAGCGCCTCGGCGCGCTGGGACATGGTGGACACCAGCGCCTGGTGCACCTGGTCCACGTCGAGCTGGAGGATCGAGGCCATCCGCTCGGTGATCAGGTCCACCACCTGGATCGGGATGTGCAGCGCGGGAGCCGCCGCGATCTGGCCGAACAGGGTCAGCAGCGCCTGCTCCTGCTCGTCCTGGAGCGGGCCGAACTTGGCCTGCGGGAACGCGGCGTCCGGCCCGAAGTTGAGCACCGTCAGCGGCATGATGATCTGGTGGGAGTACGCCTGGGCGATCTCGGCGGCCACGCCCTGCCGGGACTTGAGGTAGAAGCTGGACTGGTCCTGGCTCAGCGCGTAAGAGCCCTTGCCGCCTGTTGCGCTGGAGGTCAGCGCCATGAACCCGGCCAGAACCGAGTGCACCTGCCAGCCCTCCAGGAAGCTCAGCGCGTCATTGAAGAACTTGCCCGAGTCGGCGTTGTTCTCCATCACCTCGAACGCCTTCTGGCCCTGCTGCGGCTGCTCCATCCCGACCACGCCGCTGCTCTTCAGCGCAGCGATCGAGTCGGCGCGGTCGTTGGCGGTGGGCTGGTCCGGCCCGTAGACGACCACGCGGGGCAGCGCCTGGGTCTCCAGGAAGTGGTACCAGAGGTAGAGCAGCTTCATCTTGGTCTGATAGCACCAGTAGCTGACCTCCATCTCCGATGCCCCGGTCAGCGGCTCGCGGTGCTTGCCGTGGGTGTAGATAAACGACCGGACGTGCGGGATGTCCACGTAGCCGGGGACCTTCTGCCGTGCGGCCTGCGCCATGAGCTGCCCGCCGAACAGCCAGACCTGCTGGCGGAAGCCGTGCGGTGCGGCGGTCCTGGCGTTGTAGCGGGCCTGGCAGGTGGCGCTCGGGCGGAAGCCGATCTTGTCGTAGATGATCTTGCCGTCGCTCTCGCGGATCTTCCAGACCTTCTCGAAGAACGCCCGCCGGTAGATCTGGCCGGACGTGATCTGGCCGATCAGGTCCACGTTGGGCGTGCTCATCCCGCCCGCGTGGTCCGGGGTCATCAGCACGGACTTGGCCAGCTCCAGCTCGCCCTTGTCGCCCTTGGCCCCCGCGATGTCAAAGTCAGCCTCGCGGATCGGCAGGGTCAGCGCGGCCTCTACCGCAGAGCACAGCCCGTCCCGGCTGAACATCGTCTTCATGTCACGGCTTGACCACTCACCGTAGTCAAAGACATCGCCCTCGCCGTAGTAGGCGAACAGCCGCTGCCCCCAGTCGAACGAGGTGCCGATCTCAGGACCGAGCAGCTCGCGCCGGTTGGTCTTCAGGTCGGGCAGCTTCAGCACCTGGGCCAGGGTGCCGTTCGCGTTCTGGCTGGGAGGCATCTAACCGCCAATCGCGCCGGTTGGGGCTCTGGCCGTTCGGCTTCTCGTCCTCGTGCGGGGCGAAGCTGTCCAGGCCCCAGTCTCGCTCTTGATCGTAGGCCCCGTTATGCGCCTCGGCCAGCTTGCGCTGGGCTCGGGTGGCCTGCGGGTCGGTCAGGACGCCTGCCAGCGGCCCGGTGACGTCGGTGCCGGTGTCCAGGTCATCGGAGCGCAGCCACTCCCGCTTGCCGCCGGGGACCGGCGGGCCGAACCAGGTGTCCAGGAACGGGTAGCAGGCCCACACCAGCGAGTCCAGCCGGTCGGGGGAGCGCTCGCCAGCCGCCCCGGTGAAGCTGCACATCTGGTCTTCCAGGTCCACGAAGCGCTCGGTGTCGGTGTGCCAGACCTTCTCCCCGCTCTGCGGGTCGGTGATCTGGTAGGTGACCTGCTTCTGGCAGTGCCGGACGATCTTGCGCTCGTACAGCGCGCTGACCGGCTCGGCGCGGGTGCGCTTGGCGTGGCTGGCGTGCACCTCGCGGTAGCGGACCCGGCCGACGTCCTTCATGACCTGCTCGAACGTGGCCTTCAGCCACTCCCCGCCGTGGTTCTGCTCGACCACCAGCGTGGCGTCCAGCTCCTGGGCCTTCTTGATCACCCGCTTGGCGAACATGACCGGGCTCTCCTGCCCGCCCCAGCTCTCGATCACGTACAGGTGCGGGTCATCGACCATGCCGCGTCCCACCACGGTGTACGCCTGCTCGTCGCTGTCTTCCTTGCCATCGGAAGGGTCCACGCCGATGAAGACCTGGGTCAGCCAGGGCGGCCCGCCTTCCTCGTCCACGCCGGGGCTCAGGCAGGACTCGATCAGCTCGCGGGTCCACAGCGCGTTGGCGACGTCATCGAGCAGCTCGCCTTCCAGCTCCTGGCGCTCCAGCCGGGTGCCCTTGGCGCTGCCGACCACCGTCCGGTAGAACGCCTCGGACAGGTTGGCGATGTTGTCGATGGTGCGCAGCCGCCGGGTGATCACGCCGCCGTGCTCGGGCTCGTTGCGGATCAGCGAGCGGATCAGCTTGCGGGCTGACATGCTGACCTTGGGCGTGCCTGTGGCGATGATCTTGGAGACACCCTGGCGCACCGCGTACTTGAGTGACTCGCCCCAGGCCACCTCCCACTTCTTCCACAGCCCGATCTCGTCGCACCAGGCGGCCCGCAGGTTGCGGCCCTGGATGCGCAGCCCGCCCTCGTCGGCGCTGTCCACGTAGATGATCAGCCCGGAGTGCAGCACCACCTGCCCGTAGGTGCGCCAGGCCGACCGGACGATGTTGGAGCGGTGATCCTTGACCTCGGCCATCGAGGTGCCCAGCGCCCGCAGGATGCCGCTCTCGCCCTCCACGCACTTGGTCCAGGCGTCGGCGTAGGTGGGCGCGATGATGCCGTACTCGCCCTCGGTGTCGGTGTCGTCCAGGATGATGTCCGCCAGCCCCTGAGCGCCCGCACGGGTCTTGCCGCTGCCGCGCCCGCCCTGGAGGTAGAACACGCGCCACGGGTCGGGCAGCGGCGGCAGGATCTGCTCGGGCCGGGCCACGCCAGCCCGCCACCGCACGCGCGGGTCCTTGACCGGCTGGCTGAGCCGGGTGTCCGCCCACTCGGCCAGCAGGCTGGTGTCGGCCTCAGCGACGGTCATCTCAGGTCACACACCACGGTCTGCCCAGGACGGATGACAGCCGCGATCCAGCATTGCGGGCATGCCTTCCTGCACCAGTGGATCAGGTCAGGAAGCGAGCTTGACGTGCTCGCGGAAGACGGCACGGGCGGGCTCCATCTTCTCGGGCGGCACGCCAGCCTTGGTGAACGCCAGCGTCAGCGCGCGGTCGAGCATGTCGAGCGACTGCTGCCGGATGCCGACCAGCCGGGCGTCCAGGTTGAGCTTGGCGATGGAGATCAGCATGGTGCCCAGCCGCTCCATGGCCCGCTCGTACAGCACGATCTCGGCCCGGACCTGCTCACCGGTCCTGCCGCTGTAGCGGTACTGGGCGGGCTTCAGCAGCGCCACCCGCTCCCGCAGCATGTTCTTCCAGGCGCGCATCTCCCCGGCGAGCTGCATCAGCTCGGCGTAGGGGTCCTGGACCGGCTGGGCCTCGGCCAGCTTGCTGCCGTACTCCGCGATGATCTCCACGGCACGCTGCTCGGCCCCGCCGTTGATCAGCCGCAGCGCGGCAGCCCTGGAGGTGTTCGATCCGACGTTGGCCCCGTGGTTCTTGCAGGCAGGCGGATCA